AATCCTCGATGCACCAGACAATCTCCGGCTCGTAATCCGTGTCGATACCAGTTACGATCCTCTCTTGCTCAATCACGAAGATCGGGTTAGCTGTGCATTCGTTATCCTGCGTGCGCATCAGGGCACCGATAGCACGCAACGCATCCGGCACGATCTCGCTAGGCGCAGCCCGATACAGCGGCAGCCCACTATCCGCGCTGATTGGCATCGTTGCGTGCGGACGGCCTGCGTTGTCGTAAAAAGTCATATCATTCCCCTGTAAGTTTTATGTGTTCGCAGCCGGCGCAACGCTGGTCTGTGGTTCCTTGGTCGTACTGGCAAGCTGTGGTAAATACGTGCCTGGCTTCGATCCAGCGCGGCCCACGTGTGTAGCGGCCATTCCCTGCGGCTACTGGCGGGTGATAGCCGTCTTGCGCCAGGTGCGTTATCTCGCCGGCTACCGGGCGCGGCTGATTGTTGCAGGCATAGCCGTTCATGTGCGCGCTTCCACGAACAGAAATGCATGCATCGGGTCACGCCTTGGAACTAGTGATTTAGCCCGGCCGCGCGCTCGCTCAATATCGCGCTGCTCGTCTGTCATCTTGGCCCGGTACTTGCGCCAGCCTTCCATCTTCGTCATCGGGCGGGGCTTCGGTTTATTGCGCCCACTTCCCCACGTGTAAAGCTCAGTCTTGCGCACGTAACCTGGTCGATATTCATGCTCAACCCATGCCGACACGTGAATAAGTTTTTTCTCGACCATGTGGTCCAAAAAAGTTGCAGTCCAGTGCAGCGCCATAAATGCGCCTGCTGATATTTCCATGCGAGTCTTCGGCCCACCGACCATAAACTGCCTGATCATTTCGATACGGCGCAAGCTTGCCGCGCCTGTGAATGTGCGATTAGCCATTCAGTTCTCCCCGAAGTTGACGCCGTGCTGAGCGCCGTAAGCCAACGAATATTCGATCACGCTCGACATGCGGGAAACGCTCATGTTCGCGCTGCTCTCGCGGATATTGACAAACTCGCCCTCAATGCCTGGAACCATATCCACGCCCAAGCCGGTAGCCACCGCATGGCCCGATATCAGCAGCGTTTTCCATTGCGGCATAACCAGCGAGCGGCCAAGGTATTTCGTCTGCTTGGCAATGTCGCCAAAACATGCGTGCATCTTGGCGTTTTGCTCTAGCGAGCGTGTCGGATCGCTGAACCGGACGAACTGACCATCAGGCGCGGTCATGGCATACGCAGCTACCGCGCGGCGAACGTCCATGTTAGCGAGGACGAATGTGCGCTTGGTCATCGCGGCCACGCCAGCGGCTTGAGTGCTGCGCGCTGCTCTGCCAGCGATTCGATATCAGCTACGCACGCTTCCATCAACGCAATCGTGCTCTTGGCCGCTGCCATCAGCTCGTCAACACTGGCCGGTACATCGTCGTTATCCGGCTGCATCCGGCGCAGCACTTGGGTTGCCGTCGCCGCGAGCTGGCCGCACAGCATCTGGAGCGACTTCTTGCTATTTTCGTGTGCCGATCTAACGGTGGCGTACGATCCACGGTTCTCAAGCAGCACAGGGTCAATGGTGGTCAGGTCTATCATGTTCGCTGGCGGGAGTTACCCCGCCCCTTATGGTTGTCAAAAAGGAATGTCTTCGTCCATATCGGAGAAGTTCGGCGCCGGCTTCGGTTCTGGCCGCGTTCCTTGGTATCCCTTCGGCACTGGCGTATCGCGCTGGCCGGTGCCGCCCTGGTAGCCCTGCTGCCCTTGCGTTTCGCCGCCCGCAGGCTTACCGCCCAACATCTGCATCGACTCGGCCACGATATCGGTCGCGTACTTTTCTACGCCGTCCTTGTCCGTATATTTACGATTCTGCAAGCGGCCTTCGACGTAGATGCTGCTGCCCTTCTTGATGTATTGGCCGACGATTTCAGCCAGCTTGCCGAAGAACGAAACGCGATGCCACTCGGTCAACTCTTTTTGCTCGCCCGTATTCTTGTCTTTCGACTTATAAGACGTAGCAACAGCAAGGTTTGCAATGGCGTCACCGGATGGCATGTAGCGCATTTCAGGGTCGCGGCCACAATTGCCCACGATGATGACTTTATTGACTGATGCCATGTTCAAGCTCCTTCGGTTTCGGTGAGTTCGGCTTTCTTGCCGTTATAGATGCTTGTTGCGGCGGTTACAGCGTCAACGTTGCGGAACGACTTGGCATAGTTGTAGGCGACCGTAAAGGCGGCTTTCAGGCTGTCCAGTGTGTCGCATTCGATCATCGCGTCGTTGTAGCCATTGAGTACGGCTTCGTCGTAGACCGGGACCGCTACGCCCGTTTCCAGCCACTCCAGCAGCATTGCGCCAGTGGCCGGCGTGATCTTCATGTACTGGCCGTCAAACAGGCTTGTACGGTCCTTGCTCGCACTGGCGATGTGGTTCATGTCCACATCAAGCATCACCGTGAACTCGTATTCCATACCCTCGCGCTGCACAGGCGCCATGCCAACCTTCTTCGGCTCCTGCTTGCCCTTGGAGTTCGTCTCTAAGACGTATTCCTGTTTGGCGCGCATCGTGGCGATGATGTGGCAAGGCGACGACAGCATTGCATCGACCAGGGCGTTATGCTCCGGGGTGATTGTGCGCCAGGCGGCGAAACTGTTCGTGCCACGGTCGGCCATCTTGCCCTGCTTGTCCAGCAAGCCGCCATCGCCGCTCCATGCGTGCGACAAGCTGTCGATAATTACGGTGTTGTATCCAGCCTGCTCGAATGCCTTGATGGCCTGCGTGTACTTCGCCACCGTGTAAGGCGCCTCGATACCGATAATGTCGTAGTCGCCAAGGTGCGCGTACAGATCGCCAGAGCCGTGTTCCGTGTCGATCAAGCCGACTTTCCCGCCCAGCCCGAATGCGAGCAACAGCGCGCTATACGTCTTGCCTGCGCCGCTTGGTGCCGCGATGCCAAGTCGAAGCTTGGCCTTCTTCCGCTCTGCTTTCCTGATTTCCATTGTGATTCCTCTTTCGGTGCTGCGGTTAGTGCCTAAAAAGGCAGGTTGAATCGGATTACGTCTTGTTCGTGCTGCCGGCGCTCTTGCTCGGTCAACGGTGGCGGCGACCATGTGTGCCGGTTCTCGTGCCATGCCAACGTTTCCCGCTGGCGTTCGCGCTCCACTTTCACGCGCTCTCGGATGGCTTCGATGTTCATGGCGCATTCCCCCACTCCGCGATGGCTACCACCGCAAAGAAGACTGCGTAAATGGCAATCGCCGGAAGCCACGAGCGACACATGTGGCGGTACAGGCGGCGCGGGATGCTGCGTGTGACTGTTGGGATGCGAGCGGTTCTCATGGCTTGGCTTTCTCGACTAGGTAGACATGGGGGTTTTTGTAGCCTGAAACCAATGCGCCTTCGTTCAAATGAATCACGTACTCTTTTGTGGTCAAGCGCGCGCCACATGTACAGTGATAGCGCCGACGCGTTGCGCTGTCAGTTTTCACATACCGCGTATCAGTACATTTGAGGCGGCTATTGCAGCTAGGGCATTTCATACCCATGCCTCCACAATCAACGCCAGGCACGCGACAGCAGCAGCGAGGGCGCATACGATGGGCTGGTGAGCGTCAGTCCATTCCATGTAAGCGGTCACGATGCGCTCCCGGTGGCTTTAGCGATTGCGGCAATCACCAATTCAATTGACGATGGGGTGCAATTCGCGTCAATCCTGTATTCCTCGATGTCTTCCAGCGCCGCAATAAGGGCGGCAAGCAGATCAGGCGCCGCAGCGATCAGGCGGGCGTTAGCTTCGTGCGGTCCGCCCCAAGTGCTCGCAATGTAATCATCGAATCCATCGTCTTGACGGGCCTGCCGGATGATGTTGGTGTTAATCTTGGCTGTAACGCGCCACGGTCCCGGTGTATGCTTGCTCATCACTTCCTCACTTGGTAATAGTCAGCCTGCTTTGCCTGCTGCTCGGCTGCGTAAGCAATCCACATAGCGCAGATCATGGCGAGAGCGCATTGAAAGAGAACTACTCGCTTAGCAACCACTGCCGCGTTGCGCATGTCATGGATGATTTCGTAGCCAAAATCGTCGGCTAGTTGGTCAAGCTCCATGCCGTCATAGTGGTTCGACAGCACGCCGTTATCGTCATGCCAGCGGAAAGGCTCGCGCCAAATTACCTTGCGACCCTCGCGGCAGAATGGGCGCAGCGAGTCGGCTACCAGCGCGTTGAGGGACTTGCTCGGCGCTGGTGCGGCTACAGGTGCAGCGTCAAGCAAGCGCGCGATCGCTTCGAAACCCGGCAGGGTGATGTTTTCGTCTTCCTCGCCAGCGCTATCCGATGCGTTCAGTTCGTCGCCCATGTGCTGCATTGCTCGGCCGATGGCTTCCAGGTCGAAGCGAGAAGGGAATGGCGCGGCTGTGCGCAGCGAATCTATAGCGTCAAGGATTGGATTGGCCCCGCCTTCGATGTTGGAGTCGATGCCCAGCGCTTCACTGATCGCGCCAAGGTCTTCGCAGGCTGTCGTGAACATGCGCTCGAAGTTCGCACCATCTAGTGCGGCTAGCGCCATAGGCGCGCCATCAGCGGCGGCCAGCATGGCAGCGTAGCAAAGGCGCGCACGGTGAGCTGCCTGCTGGCAGCCAGACATCGCCTCGTAGGCATCGACTTCTTCAATGGGCGAGAATCCAGCGCATGGTACCGACTCGAAGCCTGCGATGATCATGTCTTCGGTCGGCTCAACCGGCACCAATTTGTATCCTGTACTTGCGTTCATCTTCGTTCCTATCGCGCACAATCGGCGCTTAGTTATTAGGTGGCACAAGGGAGGCGGCTAGCACTGGCCAGTACGCTACCGAGTGCGCCCAGTGAGTTCCTTGCGGGTTCCCAGGCTGACGCACATCTCGCTACTAACCGCCTCTCTTGTGTCCACCGGTTACGCCGGTGAGGCGAGCCTTATCGCGGCCAACGCAACCATTTGATTCGGGCGGACAGACCCTAGC